TCTTCAACTTGCTCTTTATCAAATCTGCGTCTAATGCCAACCAAATTTAAACTTCTTATATAAGCCCTGTTGCCCTCAGCTAGGCAAAATGGCACTACGTCTTGGCTGAGCGCGCTTGCACCTGCGATCATGCAGCTCTCGCCCACTCTAACAAACTGATGAATTGGCGTAAGACCGCCCACAACAGCATAGTCGCCAAGCTCGACGTGACCTGCTAGAGTTGCGTTATTTGCTAAAATGACGTTGTTGCCTATTATGCAGTCGTGTGCAATATGAGAATATGCCATGATAAAGGCATTATCTCCGATCCTTGTTATGCCATCGCCCTTGTGCGTGCCTGAGTTTATCGTGCAAAACTCACGTATAGTTGCGTGCTCTCCGATAATAACGCCGGTATCAATCTCATCTTTATAGCTGATATCTTGTGGGATGTCGCCTACGATCGCATAGCTAAATACACGAGAGTTATCGCCGATCTTGGTCTTGCCAAGCACCCTTGCGCCTTGTTTTATCGTGACGTTGTTGCCAAGGACCGCATCTTTACTTACAAATGCATAAGCCTCGATATTTGCGTCATCTCCAATGATCGCTCCATCTTCTATAACGGCTGTTTGGTGGATATTTTTCATTGTCTCTCTTTTTTTTAAAGCCTATTTATCTACTATCATCGCTTTTAGTTCAGCCTCGGCGCATAGCACATCATCGACGTATGCCTTGCCCTCAAGCACCCAGATATTACCTTTGTGTTTTAATACATTTGATGTTTGTAGCTCCAGAAGGTAAAGAAACAGTATTTTCTACTCCAGCTTCTAAAGCACTAAGTAAATCTATTTCACCTTCAACAATAACTAAGTAATCAAAATCTGTTATATTTTGCCAATTTAAAAGATAGTCTAAGCAACTACCTTTTTCACTCCATAATTTTTTATCTAAACTTCTATATTTAACACCAACAACTGTTTCTCCATTAGTAACAGGTATCATCATACTTTCATGAGTACCCATTCTATAAAGTCTGTTAATGTTATCTTCGTTTTCTATACCTCTACTTTTTAGATATTCAAGCCATTTTTTATTTAATTTTTTTGAGTTATATATTAAAGAAGAAAAATCATAAATTGTCTTTTCTTCTGTTTTTTCTTCTATTCCACTAATATTTAATTCTTTTTGTATCTCTGGAAATTCACTTATATGTCCGCTTTTTCCAGTAGCATGACACATATATTTCCCAGTATTTACATTTACAGAAAAGCAAGGATTATCCTTTTTAACTTTTTGACAGACTGGACAATAGTCCAGTCTAGCCTCATTTCCATAGTGTTTTATTTTCATTTTGATTTCCCTCCATTAGAACGGAAATTCTTCAGGTAAATCCTCGTTCTTTTCTTCTGTTTTTTCTTCTGATTGATAGTTATTAGGTCTTTCAACAGGAGTAGCATTTTCAAATTTCTTTTTGAATCTTTCGTATATTTCTGGATTCTTTTTATTTTGAATTTCATCAGCAGTTTTTTTACTTTGAATATCATAATATCCAATGATGTTATATCTTAAATACTCTCCATTTAAACTAACTTCTACTATCACACCAATTTTTTTATCTGCAAGGACTGGAATAAAAACCTTATTTGGACTTTCTATTGGAACTAGGTCCTTATTTTTTAACTTACATAAATAAGTTAATTTATTTAATTTTTTCCTAGCATATTCATTTTCAGTTCCATCAGCTTTTATAAAAAATTCTACTGGATAAAAATATTGTTCTTCATCTGTTTTTAAAACTAATTTAAGTCCTTTAGATTGAGAACCATTTTTACCACTTATTATTAATGCTTCCTCAATAGTACAGTTATATACACCACTCTTATTTACAGATGTACTTTGTTCTTTTGTTTCCTCTCTTAAATCTTCTTCGTTTTCTGTCCATAAATTAATACTCATTTTTATTCCTCCTTAAATTAATTAAAATATTCATTTGATTTTTCTATAACAAACTTCAAGTCATTAGGGATTCTTAATTCATTAAACATTCCTTTAGGACTTTTACAAGTATCATTTCCATTATTTTGAGTTCTAAAATAATAAACTCCATCTTCAATTTCTGTTGCTAAAACTATTGTAAATCTGCCTTCTAATCCAACTTTATCATCAATTAATTTACCAATAGTCTTTGCTTTTTTTCTTCCATCATCTGTAACTTCTATATGTTGTAAAAAGATTATATTTATATCTTCTCTCATAGCATTAGCTTTATCTACTAAGTTATAGAAGTTTTGCCCTATCTCAGTAAATTTTTCATAACCTTTTTCTTTGGCTCTTCTCATAAATTCATTAGCCATTATGTATTGAGAATCATCTATAATAATATTTTTGATTTCATTCTCTTTATTTAAAGTGCTAAGAATTTTTATAATTACCTCAGGTCTATCACTTATAAACCTATTTCCTGTTGGATTTTCTTTACTTCTTAAAGGATATTTCTTTTTATACCCTTTAAATGGTAAAGGTTTATCAACAGCTTGAATAATAAATGTTTCCTTTTCATTTAAATTCTCAATGCTTGTAGACTTTCCTGTTCCACTTTCTCCAAGAATCATTATCATATTTGCCATATTTATCACTTCCTAATTAATGAAATTAATTTTCCTATAAGTTTCTTTGTTGCTACTATATCTTCTAAACTATCGTGAGTTTTTAACTCAATTCCAAAATGTTTACACCAAGTTTCAAGTTTATTATTTTCTAAAACTGGTAATATTCCAGCAATTTGTAATAATCTAATTGAGTATAAAGGATCTAACATAGAAGAATCTAAATAGCTAAATAAGAAATTATTTCCATGTCTTTGAAATAATGCTTTTAATATATCAACATCAAATCTTACGTTATATCCAGCAACAATGAATTTATCTGTTTTATCATATTTATCTATATATTTATCAAGAAGATTTATAAATTGTTTATAAATTTCTTTTTCCTCAATATATTTTTCTGTTTTTAATTCATCTAATGTTCTTCCTTGAACTTCCAAAGCTTTTTCATTTACTTCTGAATTTTCAAAAGGTTTTATGTAAAAATTAAATTTTTCTACATCTTTTTTATCAATTCTTATTATTCCTGAAAGTTGTATTAGTGCAGCTTTCTCTGGATTAACTCCACCTGTTTCTGTATCTATAAAAATTATCTTATTCATTTATCCTCCTTATTTTATATTTAAACTGTTCTTTTCTACTATATTTGCACCTTGAACATTTTCTCCAGCTTCAATAGCTTTCTTAATCTCAGTTTTTGAGATTTTTTCTTTTGTTTCTATCTCAATAAACTTCTTATCTATTAAGCTTTCATCATAGATATTCACTGATTTTGATTTTCTTAAACTTAAATTTCCAAGTTCAGTTTCTATTTTGGTAATTCCCATCATTTCCATATTTCTTACTATGTATTCTTTTCTACTATTTATTTGATTAGAAATAGATTTTTTTAAAGCTTGAAGTCTTTTTATTTCTTCATCAACTCCATTTAACATTGCCTCAGAGTTTTTAAAAGACTTAATTATACCTGCACCTTTTGTTTGTAATTGTATTTTTAGTTCTTGCTCTAAAATATCAATTACACCATCATCTTTAACTTCTCCTGTTTCTTCATCTATACAACTTAAAAACAATTCATCTAAAGCTCTCATTTCTTTTGTTATTTCATATAATTTCATTATTCTTCCTCCCATTCTAAATCATCATAAGCATATCTAATTGCTCTATCTATTATTTCTTGTCTTGATAAACCACTTTCTTCAACCATTTCATCAATATACTCAAGAGTTGAATATCTAACTCTTACTACTTCAGTAAGTCTTCCAGCAACTCTCTTTTCTTTCTTCTTTGGTAATGTAAACATGTTCTTCCTCCATTTTTTTATAAAAGTCTCATTGGCATAACTATATAAGTTATGTTGCAATTACTGAATTTAATAGCACTATTAGATGTACTTAAACTTATATTAAAAAATTCATTTTTTATGTATTTTAGCCATAAATCAATGTATTTAACATTTAAGTTAAATTTAACATCTAATTTATCTTTGTTATATTCAAACAAGTTATCTAGTATTAATGTTGAGTCCTCATTTGGATAAGCTTCAACTCTTACTTTGTTGTCTTTAAAAATAAAATATTTTCTTGTATCAAATTTTGTTAGTTTTAGCATTTTCCAAACTATATCTGTTGTAGTTTTATTTACAACACTAGATTTTAAAAATGTTGTATATTCATAGCTTTCAATAACTTTTTTTATATTTAATGCTTTTTTGTTTAAAGCTTCATACTCTGTTATTTCAGTTCCTATTTGAATAGCTAATTTACCATTATTTAATATTGCTATTGTTTCAGCTTTAAATAACTCATTTAATAAAGTTATAGAGTATAGTTTTGGATCATCTACACCTTTTCTTTCTTTATCTGTATCTTCTACTGCAAACAATCTATATGTATCTGTAAACCCTATATATTTTCCAGATACTATTATTCCTTTCATAGTTTCATTTTTAGTTATTTCTTTAAACTTTAATAAATCTTTTATATCTTCTTTATCAAAAGCTAAAATAATTTTATTTCTATTTAAAGATAGATATTCTTTTATATTCAACCTTTTTTCTCCTTTCTTATTTCTGCCAACTTAATTTTTAACTTAACAACATTTAATCCTGTCTTAGTTAATTCAGGAACAGAACTGATTAATCTGCACCTATTCAATACTTTTAATTCTTCTCTTGTAACACATAGCAGATTATCAATACTTAAATTATTTTTATCTCCATCTGCAAAGATAATCACAGAGCCTTTTGAAATTTCTCCATATTTTTGTTCATAAATCAATCTGTGCTTAAATACCCATTTATTTGGTTCGGCTACTTTTATCAGAGTATATTCATTAGAATCTATTCTTTCACTTCCAACAGGTCTCCAATTCTTTGGCTTGTTACCTTTTTTGAAAGATGTCTTGTTAGCTCCCATATACCCTTTCTTTCCTTTGTTCCACGGAATAAAACCTTTTCTAAAACATCCAGCAGTTCCTGTTTTTATTTTTTTTCTACCAAGGAGACTACTTAACTTTTTTGTTGTCATCTCTAAATCATATTTTTTATTAAATATTTCAACTATTTCTTTATAAGTTTTTCCAAGAGCAATTTCCCTTAAAAAATCTATAATGTCATCTGTGTATTTTTTCATAATCTAACCCTCTAACATCTTAGGTAGCTTATTATCAGCATTCATCATATCATCTTTAAATTTAGCAGCTCTCAAAGCTAAATCTCCATTACTTATGATTACATTTGCTATCTTTATCATAGATTCACTTCTGGCTATTTCTTTTTCTAATTCTTCTGGAGTTATATCTTCTTTACTCAATTTATCCATTTGTTCAAATAGCTTTGTATTTAAATCTAATAAAGTATTACTCATTTTTTCCCTCCCATGCTCTCAGTTTCTTCAGCCTCTTTTTTCTCTCTGTATAATTTAATAGCCATTTCTTTTTTGCTATAATTTCTCATACCAAGTGTTTTTTCTCTGCTTCTTTTCTTATAAGCAGCATCTGCTTTACTTTTTTCTCTCCAGTATTGTTTTTCACAAGCAGCAGAGCAATATTTAACTCTTTTATCTTTAACATCTATTACATAAACTCTTGTTCCACAGTAAGCACAAGCAAATTCTCTTGGACAGTCTATATTTTTATAAAATTGATTTACATTAATTCCCATTATTTTTCACCTTATCTTTTTCCAAATCTTCTAAAATAGTAGTCCAAACTTTTCCATTGCAGCTATTGAAGTTTCTTAGGCATACAAAGCTATAATTTCTATGTATTTCTATTGTTTTTAATTCATAGTCAATAGAAATTCTGTACTCTCCTACGGCTTCATTTAGCTTTAAAGTATAGATATGCTTTAATATTTCAGCATTACCTTCTACATCTCTACTATCATTAAAATAAACTGTTACTTCTTTGTTATCTATCCAAATTCTCTCTGCTTCATCTTGCATAGCTTCTAGTATTTTATCTATAAATTTTGCTTTTAACATCTGTACCAACTCCTTAATCTCCAACATATTCGTGATTAAACATTCTAAAAAGTTTAGGCTCATCTGCTGCTATTTCAGGAACTTTTAAATCTGTAAAATGTAGATAAGTTAGATAACAATCATAATCAGTTACATCAATAACAAAATCCTTTCCCTTTATTACTAATTCTGCATTTATTTCATCACAGCCTTCTTTATAATTGGCAGATGAAGCTAATTTATAAAATTTTTCTTTTCCTATGCTATATTTTCCGGTAACAAATACATCTGTCACATCTTCCCAAGTTCTGCCATTCTTTTCTAAAAGATTAATTGTTTCTATCCATAAATTTTTATTATCTGACATAATTTCCTCCTTGATATTTTTTAATATTTGTAGTAAAATCAAGGGTAAGTAGAGTAATACCTACCCTATTTTTTGTTAACATCTGTTTTAGTTTGATCGCTGTCAACAGATGTTTTTCTTTTGTTTATTACTAGTATTGCTGCTAAAACTATTGCTAATTTCTTCATTGAGCTAACTTCCTTTCTATTTCTTTTTCCACCATTTCTGATAAAACTTCTTTAAAAGCTATTTTTACTACCTCTTTAATAGCTTCTATATCTAATGCGTTCGCACCCTTTAAATGGTTATCAAATGCTAATTTTGGAATATCATAAGACCAGTTCTTTGGTCCTATTTTTGTTGCAGTACATCCAGGAATCTTACCAGCCTTTATTTGTTCTCTTATAAATTGTGGAGTACGACTTTTTAGTTTTGCAGCTTCTCCAACTGTATAACTATTCTTTTCCATGTACATCACATCCAGCTTTCTAGTTTTTTAAAAGGATAATTAACAACTCTAAATATCCATTTAGCTTTAAATTTTAAATAGTTAAAAAATGTTACTTTTTTAAAATTTTCATTCTTCATTTTTAGCCTCCATTTTTATATATTTTTCTATCAATTCTACTGCTTCCATGAGTGTTATGTTGCTTGGAAAAGGTATTTTATACCAATATTTTTTCAAGGTTTTACAGTGCATTATTCCTCCTTATCTTTTATAAAATTTTATCTCTAATATTGTCCATAATAGTTGCTATTAATTTGTCATAGCTTTCAGCATCCATACTTGCTAATTTATCTTCGTATAGATCTTGTACTTCACTTACAGATAAGCATTCTCCATCTTCATATATTTTGTCTTTATTTGCTTTCTGCAATACCATTTCTCTTACAAAATTAGTTAATAATAAAAGTGATTTTTCTCTATTTAATTCTCCATAGGTATAAGTAATATTCATTTCTCCCATTTACATTTCTCCTTTCTATTTTTTAAATCATACCTTTATATAATTTTTCCAAATTTGCTAATGCTGTTTCTAATTTTGGATGTGTAGAACCTCTTAAATTCTCTTTTGTTTCTGTGTACCATTGTTTAGCTTTTTGTCTATTAAGGTAATAGCTTTGGTCTATCCCTAGTAAATCTAGTTGAGCTTTACCTTCAAGTTCTGCAAGTCCAAATATAATTCTTGTTTCCTCATTTTTAAAATATAAATCTTGCATATACCACACTCCTTTTATTTCCTCCACTATGTTATAATTTAATAAAAATTATTTGTGAGGTGTTTATTTTATGTTAGAAGAAATTGATATTGAAATTCTTAAGTTTATTAATAAATTTGGCAAAGTATCAAAAGATAGTATTTTAAATGCTTTTCCTGAAAATAAATTTTCTACTTCTTTTAGAATAAGTTATTTAGAAGAACCTGAATATAAAAATTTACAATTTGGATTAAAAATTCCTATTGAGAATACAAGTTACATAAAATCTATATATGAACACATAAAGGACGAACATGGAGGTTCATATACAAATAAACTTGAAATATATTATTTAACGGATTTAGGTAAGGCATTTATCCAAAATTATATTCGTGAATCAATTAATAAAAGAAAAGAATTTAGGCAAGATTTTTTTAAATCAATTCTTCAAAATATTTTCTGCCCTATAATTGTTTCAGTTATTACCACTCTATTAACTTACTGGATAACTAAAACTTATAATCTTTTTTAGTTTATAAATTTTGTTATCAAATAAAATGTTATTAATGAAGTGATACAAGGTATAACTATACTTCTTATAAAAAATTTCATTTATCCTCCTCACTTATTACTGAATATCTTCTACAAATTAGATTTCCTCAGACTCTGTTTCTTTAAATGTTATTGAAATAGAGTCTATTTTTACATCTCACGTTCTTTTACTCTCTATTTCTACTTTTTTAATATTGCCAATGTGCTTACAAGTTATTTCAACCTTTTTTTCATTTTCTAAAATTTTATTTTCTTCCATAGCCCTCCTTTTTTTGCTTTTTGTTTCATATATCATTTTTAACTATTAGTTAACTTTTTTAGCAAAAAAAATTTCCATAGGATTTTCTATTTTTAAAATATCTATTAATTTTTCAA